CAGGTGCGTAGGCACCAGGTAGCCGCCCTGAGTGTTCGTACCAACGGCAAGCGCCGCACGCTCCTCAGAGGTAAGCATCTCCGACCGGCCGGTAACGAGCTTGCTCCAAGCAGAGCTGTACTCGGGACGAGACCGAGCAAGAACCTGCTTAGCCCACGCAGTGTCAGAAGCGTGGCGCTTAACCAGCTTCTCGAACTGCGCCTCGTTAGAGCCATCGTCGATCTTGCCCTCCGCAGCTCGAAGGTTGGCCTCAACCAGAGACTTCCGATACTCGGAACCGGACATACCGGATCGGTTCTCCAGAGCCTCGAAGGGGTCACGCTTGATGTGGACAGCCGGAGCTCCACGAACGCCGTCGCCAGACTCGATGTGCGAAGGCTTGGAAGCCAGGTTGCGAGCAACCTCACGCCTCTCTTCGTCCTTCTTGATCGCATACTGAAGACTGGAGCGCTCTTCATTGAGCTCGTCCCAACGCTTCTGCGCCTCGTCGGTCAGAGCGTCGTCACCAGCCGCCTCGTGAATGCTGCGCAGCTCAGTCTCAACCTGAGCGAGCTTCTCGTTAAAGTTCATTGCTAATTCCCTTAGTCAGAAACGGAAGAGCCAGGACACGCGACCTGGCACTAGCGGAAAGACCTCGGGTGGTATCGACCGGCGCGAGGTTCGTAATAGATGCGGCGCTATCTACTGAGGTGCTCAAGGAAGCGGCGTCAGTAGGCAGGGTGCGAAGAGAGCGAGTCCTGGCCAGCAGGTCATCAACCCTTTTGGGGTCCCTGCTGCGGAGATGCTCGTAGTAGTTATCGGTCTGGGACCGAACACCAGCCGTTGAATCCGGATTGGCTGGGAAAGTTACAGGACCGAACTCGAAGAGACGGACTTCCTTGATGGTCCGCTCAGGAATTCCATCCGGGTTGTACTCAGATCGTCCAGGAGCGTCATTCCACTCGTCGCGGATAACTCGGAACCTGAACGAAGAGCCGTAGACCTTAGCCTCAAGTCCAGGCAGAAGATCACGGTTGTATGAGGTGTCAAACAAAGGAACCTCACCGACAGGGCCGTCAGGCTCTTCTCGCAGCTCTTGAATAGCTCCGAGGACCTTATTTCCTACGGTCGGGTCATACCCGTGATCGAACAGGACTTTGACGTTGTCCCGATTTTCACTGATCGTCTTCTTGAAGGCACCCATGACGGTGCGCTCCAGGAACTTTCCTTCCCACATACTGTCGATCTCGTACCAGGTATCAAACTGTGAGAACCGGACAGTCATGGTTGGCATCGCATTGGCAGCGGCGCTTTCCGCGTGAAGAACAGCAGAAGGCGGAACCGCGCGAACAATATCTAGATCGCGGAGAGTGTCCACCGCTAGTTACCTTCCTTCACGGGGGCTTGATCAGGCTTTGGGTCAGCCGTTTTTGGATCAGGCGTTTTATTCGCCTGGTTGGCGGGGACCAGCTGCACTGAATAGAGTCCGGAGTGCTGAAGAAGGCTCCAGTCATTCGCCAAAATTGCGGACTTGACGCTCTCGTGCTTGTATCCGCCATCGGTCAACGTCCTAATGGCTTGCGCCTCCATTGACTGAATCTCAGCTACGTCCTTCTGGTCTTCGCGAAGGAACGCGATATCCGAGGTATCCACCCATAGACGAGTGCCTGGGGGGACGTTAATGACACTCGACAGAGCCGCACAGGCAGAACGCCACTGAGGTCGTGCCCAGTGATCGCCGAATTTCCGTCTGGCCATGCCGTAGTTCGAGTACGTAGCTGAGGAAAGACCCTCGGAAAGGCCAATTATGATCGGAGGAACGCCACCAGCGGCAGCAATACGAGTCTCAGAAGCACCCTGTACGGCCTTGAAGTCCATCTGACGGAAGTCTGAGCCGGTAACCCTTACATCTGCACCACCAGCTAGGAACATCGTCTTGTAGGCGTTATCAGCGCCTTCATGGTTGGCCCTTAGACCTTCCATGAACTCGTCGAACTGATCCTCAGTCACCGTTTCCTTGAAGGCCACAGTGAGAGCCGGAGTAGCAGCGTTATCGAAGAACTTCTTCTTGTGAAGAGTCGCTGCCTTGTCCGACTGAATCTCCATAATCACTGGAGTAATCCAGGACATCCCCCGGTACTGTGCCTCAGGGTCAGGAATAGGAGACCAGTGGACCATCTCATTTGGCAGGTACAGCTTCGCCTCAGCCTTAGAGAGCATCCCACCAGGACGGTACAAGTAGCCAGCAACGTCGGATTCAACAGCTTCATCAGGAGCAGCTGTCAGGATGATGGATACCCAGTCGGGCCTTAGCCTACGGAGCCGATTTCCTTCACGGGCCACATATGCGTTACCGGATAGTGAAACATCCTGTTCCATGCGGGCCAGGAGCTCACCAGTAGTACCGTTCGGCCAAGGATTCTCCAGGATAGCGAGCTCCGGAGAACCAAACAGGTCACCCGGCTTACCCTTCACAATGCGCTGGAACTGGAATCGCGCCTCAGTGAACAGGAGAGACCGAGCGAGGATCGTAGCGAACACAACCCCATCGGACTTGTAAGCACCCTGTACGTAGCCAGAGAACGAGTTTTCGACGTCTTCAACCTTGGCCGAATACGACCAGCCGTATAGAGGAGAACCCATACCTCCGAACTTCATCTTCTCAGTCACGTAATCACTGAATGAGTATCGAGACTCATTATTCTTGCCTCGAAGAACACGTTGAAGGAGGTTCACTTACGACCCTCCTTCTTGTTGTCTACGTCGATGAGAACTAGGCTGGCTCCGGCGATAACGATTCCAGCGACAAGCAGCAGGTAAGTAGCCCCGAAGGTTAGAAAGATACCGATAGAGAAGAGCAGGCAGCCAAGTACGACACCAAGGCGCGACAAGGCAAGCCCAGATAGCTTGGGCATGATGAATACGTCCTTAGATGTAGGCAGCCTTCGGGCGTGAGCCCTTTTTCTTGATGGCCTTCGACGTGAAGCCCCAAGCCGCGTTAGTAACAGCGATCAAAGGGCTGATATCAACGCTCATTCCGGAGCGATTCCAGACCCATACGTCCTTGATCTGGCGCTTGAGAGCACCTGACAGGGCTGCGTTGAGCTCCGACTGACCCATATGAACGAGGGTCGGAGATCCCTCAGCTGGGACGGCGGCGTCGTAGAACTGACCGCAAGCTTGGCTTCGCTCTATGAAGGTCGGCTTGACGATGTGGATGCCCGCAGATTCAAGCTCGGCGATCAATGACCCAGCGGGACCACCAGCATCGATGACCACAGCCACCGGCTTCCACAGACGATGTAGCTTCTTGACGACGTCCACGATCCAACCAGTTCCGGCCTGGTGCTCGACGACTTCAACGTGAAGCTTCCCGTCAGACCTACGTCCGGCTACCGCGATGGATCCGAATGAGCGATCCGGCGTGACGTCTACGGCGAAGGCGACAGGTCCAACGGTCTGGGAGCTAGGATCAGCCAGCTTGGTCCAGGCAGGTTCCTTGATAACCATCCACTCGTCAGGAGCATCGTCCGGCCACTGATTCAGGAAGGCCCTACGGAACTCCTTCAGATCCATCGACTGGTAGAAGGTTGCTACAGCAGGCTCGGTCACCGTATGTCCAAGAGCAGGCATACAAGCCCACCACGTAGCAGGGTCGCCAGGATCGGCGTCCGGAGGAGCTGACCACTCGAAGTAGCAGACACCTTCATCGTTTCCAGCAGCTACGCGAGACCGACCAGAGTCAACCTTCTTACGCAGGTACGAACTCTTTGAGTTACCGGCCGTGGAGAGAATCCAGAGCTGTGGCTGAAGCCGCGTAATCATCGCTGGCTTGAAAGCCTGCTCCAGGCGATCATCTTCCTGAGCGAAAGCCTCATCAATGACACCCATGTCGAGGGTCTCACCGTGACCAGCTTTATCGGTGTTGCTCTCGATGCCATGAGTAGAGCCGTTTTTCCACTGGATCGACTCTTGACCAAGCTGAAGGCGTACTCGCTTGAGCAGCTTCTTCAGGTCCTTCGACTTCTGCAACGTAGCTACGTGCTCGTCTTCCCACTTCTTACGAGCGGAAATTCGATTCTGAGCCGTGTACAGAATCCGCTGACGCTCACCGAATCCGAGAGCACGATGAACCATCGCAGCCAGGAGGAGCGTGGTCTTCCCGCTCTGGCGAGGTACCGTCAGGACTACTTCCCGATAAACGAGCAAGCCAGTGACAGGATCGATCTCAAGAGCGACGTCAGCAACGTACTGCTGCCACGGCATGAGCGGAGTGCCAAGACTTTTGGCCAATTCCCCTACGAGAGAACCGAGAGTCTCCCTAGAGTGATCACGAGGCGTTCCGAATCGTGGTAGGCATTGAAGCGCTGAGTCGCGTGAAGAGGTCAAGGCTGTCATCGTCACCAGCAGCCTCCTCAATAGCCTGTAGCGTCTCTCGGAGCTCCTTAGCGACCGCAGCCGAAGCCATACCTGCTCCGTTATCGAGCTTGCGAGCTAGGTTGAAGCAGATCTCTGCGTACGAACCAGCAAGAGGCATGTCTGAGCCGATTTCCTCAAGCTCCAGACGTACC